ATTAGGCGCAGCAAAGTATCAAGTTCAGGATGGTTCATCTTCAATTATCGAGGATTTGAACGAAGCAGGACTAGTTTGCATCCCTGCTCCTGGGTTGGATATTGACGATGGGCTGCAAGCATTGATCGGGAAAATGGCATGGGATACTTCTAAGCCGTTGGATTCCGTCAATCGACCACATTTCTACATTAGTTCTGACTGTGAGAACATTATCCAAGGCTTGTCGGAATATACCGGAGACGGCGGATTAAAGGAAGCATGGAAGGACGTGATTGACGTTTTACGTTACGCAGCAATCGCTGGGATAGATCATGTTGACAATTCCGTCAATTTAGTTACAACTCAGGGAGGTGGAGGCTACTAATATGATTGCAAAGAAAGAACCAAAGAAACGAGGACGACCAGCAAAGGTTGTTGAAGCTGTTATTGCAGACCTTCCAGAAGCTACCTTGAGGGCAATGATTTTGCAGACTTGCAATAACCCCACATGGGTAAAGGGACGGATTGACGGATTTAGCGTTAATATCAAAGTTCCCGCTCAGATGGCAAGACGCTTGCTTGGAAAAGAAGTTAATGTTATCCTTGTTGAATCCGACCTTGGGGACTACTACCAATACACACCATGAATCCAATTCAAGAAATAGAAGATGAGTCCCTTGTTTACGTGGACAAGGAGCCGGACATTGGTGCGTTGGCAAATGCTTACGACACCTGCCTGATTGATCTAGATTACTACTTTGAGTCTTGCTTGCGTTCTTATAATGACCGCCGGAATATCTGGGATGGCAAGTCGGACGACCTACGCAAGAACGGAGCAAACGCTTTTCCATGGCAAGGAGCTTCCGATCAGGAAGTAAATGTTGTCGGGGAACGCATTGATATGTATGTCGCCTTGTTCGATCAAGCGTTGGCTCGTTCCCATATTAAGGCGTTCCCGACTTCAATGGCTGCAATGCCTAAGGCTGCGGTTGTTTCTGGTTTCCTTAAATGGATGCGTTCCTCTTACATTCCCGACTTTAAGCGTCAAATGGAGCTTGGTGGGAACTACCTAATGGAGAAGGGAATCATGGTTTCCTACGTTGGATGGAATCGTGAGAAGCGTTCTTATCTCCAGAGCATCAGCCTAGAACAGATTGGTGAAGCATCCCCTGACCTTGTTGAGTTGATTCTTAGTGGGCAGGATGACGAGATGTTGCTTAATCTGATCCAAGATTCCTTCCCTGACCTTTCCACTAAACGAGCAAAGAAGGCAATTAAAGACCTCCGCAAGATGGGCGCAGCAGAAATCCCACTTCCTCGCCAAACGGTTGACTGTCCGGTCGTCTATGCTTGCGCTCCCGATGGTGAGGTGATGTTCCCGTCCTACATTTCAGACCCGCAACGCGCTCCGTATATGTTCTGGCGCACCTTCCTCACGGCTCAGGAGCTTGAGAAAAAGGTAACGAACGAAGGCTGGGATAGGAAATGGGTGGATAACGCCATTGAAACACTTCGCGGTAAGGACTCCATGTATCTTGATGGCGAAAAGGTAAAGACCCAGACTCGCCTTCCAATTACCGATGACAACGATCTTGTGATGGTTGTGTATGCGTATCAGCGTTTGATTGACGAAGAGGACGGTTCCGAGGGTATTTACTGCACCGTGTTCCATCCGCAGACAGAGGGCTTCGCCAAGCATGAACTCCTTAACGGATACGACGATTATCCTTTCGTAGTCACTCGCCTTGCTAATGACCAGAAGAGAATGTATGAGGTGCAAACCTTCTCCGATATTCTCCGTGGACCTCAGATGCAAATTAAAACAGAGCGTGACAGCCGCATTGATCGTGCGTCTCTTGCAACTCTACCTCCTATTATGCATCCTGCTGGAAGGCCTCCTTCTGATTGGGGGCCTGGTCGCAGAGTCCCGTATCGGCGTTTGGGTGAAATTTCATTCGGTCCGATTCCTCCGAGGGATGACGGCTCTGTTGAAAGTGAGCTTTCGATGCGTGGGCAAGCGGATCGGGCTATTGGCTTAGACCTTACAAATCCCCTTTCGTCGGCGCGGCAGCAGTATTACATTGGAAAGTTCCTAGACCATGTTAAGGATGTGCTTACGATGGCATGGAAGCTGTATCAGCGAATGGGACCGGATGAAGTGTTCTTCCAAGTAACGGGCAATCCTAACCCACAAGTGATGACCAAGGGTAGTCCCGATGAGGACTTCTCGATTATGGTTTCGTTTGATTCCTTGTCGAGTGACCCAGAAACAGCGGAGACGCAGTTGAAGAATATGGTTCAGTTGGTTCAGTTGGATCGTAATGGGATCATGGATGTGAACAAGCTGCTTGAGTTTGCGGCATCCTCCATCAATCCAATCTTTGCGGATTACGTTCTGCAACCAGCGGAAGAGGCACAGCAGAAGGTTGCGAAGAACGTCACTGATGACCTTGCTAAGATATTCGCTGGCATTGAAGTCCCCGCTCAACCTAACGGCGCACAGATTGCCATGCAGATGGTTCAGGCTTACGTCCAGCAGCCCGATGTTGCGGCTAGAGCGCAGTCTGACGAGGCTTTTGCTGCTCGCTTGCAGAAGTATGCAGGTCAGTATCAATTCCAGCTACAACAGGCGCAGAACGCCGAGATTGGACGTATCGGAACAGCACCTGCTGAAATGGGTGGAATGACAACTCAAGGAATGGAACAATAATATGTCTGAAATAGTTAGAAGAATCAATGCGATTTTATCTCTTGGCAAGAAATTCCATCCAGATAAAAAGACTGTTGAAATGCTTTCTCAGCTTTCAAAAGATTATTCTAGTCAAGAGTATCCCAAGATGACTCCAGAGCAGTTTTTGAATAGTAATGCAACAAAAGCTGCATTATCTCCCAAAAATGCTATTGAGTCGTATTACGGGAAAGCATTCCCACAAGAATTGATTGCGGCTGGAAATTACAATATACAAAATAGAGTTGTAAAACCTGAGTCTTATTCAAGAGTTTTTGACACAATACCAGTGATGAAAAACTCGCCAGATTATGGAAATGCTTATATCGTTGGTAACAATCCTTATAAAGCAAGCATAATAACAGGAAAAGATTACGAAGTGGACAAATCTTTAGAGCAAAAATCTTATGAAAGATTAAATAACCCCAAATTTAGAGAAGCGGAATTACAGCATTATCGAGATAATTCTTATGATCCATCCTTAAACCCAAAGGAAAACTCTCCTCTTTTAGGGCAGAAGTCAACTTTAGAACATGAGCTTGGGCATCATATTACTATGCCTAGTGAATTAAGTAAAGAAAAAGGATTGCTTGCAAAGACTCGACATTATGCTGACGTAGCTTCAAATAATTTTAAAGATTTTGGAGCGCATACTGGAAGTGCTTATGAAACAACTCAAGCTCTTGCTCGCTTCCAGAGAGAATGGTTTAAGGAAAAAGGAACAAGGATAACCAATCCAGATGACTTTGTAAAGCTAGTAGACTCTGGTGAAATTCCAGACTTCCTAAGCCAAGAAGGTCGAAGGATTCTGATTTACGCCAAAAACCTCAAGAACGTTAGGGATACATCAAAGGATGAAGAGAAAAGAAAAGCTGCTGCCGAAGCAATCAAAGGACTTGGTCAAATGGCACCTGCTCTTGTCCAGAACAAGAAAAAGATTGGACTAAACCTTAGGCTTGGCTAATAATATGAAAAAACCAATGATCAAACGCGCAGACGGCACCTACTCTCAGCGAGGAATGTGGGATAATATCCGCGATGCTAAAGGCTCTGGCAAAAAGCCAACAAAAGAGATGCTGAAGCAAGAGCGGAAAATCAAACGAAAGATGAAGTGATGGAAAAGCGTTTCACGAAAGTAGTAACCAATCCCGCGACTGGGCGGAAGAAAACAATCAAGTATGGGCAAGCAGGTAAAGCTGCAGACGGTGGGGATCGTATTCGTCCTGGCACTGCCAAAGGCGATGCCTATTGCGCTAGGTCAAATGCTATCAAAGGCAACTGGCGTAGTGATCCTAACTCGCCGAATAACCTATCCCGCAAAAAATGGAAATGCAGCGGAAGTAAATCAATGAAATAACTCTATGAAGAAAACTAAATCATGCGGCAATGATCGCGAAAAGATGGAACGTAAAGGCAAAGGTAAAGGCTACGTTGAAATTGAAATCAAGATGGGCAAGATGCCTAAGAAAGCTGCCAAACGTAAGCCAATGAAATAGCATAACAAAGATTCTTCAGTTTGTAATTGCTTAATCCGCAATGGTTGTTATTCTGCCCAAAGACTAACAAACAAATTAAAGCAAAATATGACAGCAAAAACGACTGACGAATGGATAAACGATCTAATGGAATTAGTTGGATTCGATGAAGAGATAATGCTTTATCGTTGGTCACATGATCCAAAATCAAAATGGGTCTTACATGTCGGCAATTCATCTCAAGTGCCATTAGGAGAAGTTGATGGAGACAACGTATTCAATGGAGAATCAGTCCATGATGTTGTCATTCAAGCAATCAATTATTTTTCCTTAAGTCAATCTACTGACCATTGTTGCTAAAATAAAAACAAATCAACTTATGACACCACTACCAAAGCCAACTATTGTCCAAGCTGTTGAAGCTCTATCCGACCGTGATGAGTTCAAAGCTATCATCCAGTTCATCCGAGATGAGCGTGAGCGTTTTTTCGGTGACCTGCGCCAGTGCGTAGAGCCGAACGAGGTTATGAAGATCGTCGGCAGTGTCGCTACGCTGGACGAGCTTTTGACTCTATTGAAAAAAGAAGATTGACATTCGTCACTATTCTGCTTTTATTTTCTCGCTGTGTGTTTTCAGCGTTCTGTGTTCCAAGAACCCGTAGGGAAATTTAATCTCTACGGGTTTCTTGTCTCTGTGAATCACTCGTATAAAAGAACTGTTTTCAGTCCGTAGTATTGCGCGTTCACATAGCTTGGATCGAGCGGGTGAGCAGCATTATGAGCTAGTTTTTTGTCACGATACTCGTAAGCGTTGATTGCTTCCACAACGTAGTCGCTGCCGATCTCTAGCTCTTTTTGCTGCCATTCCTCGCAACGCTCCAGCATTACTTGCGCTATGGATTCGTCACTGTATGCCGCTGCTGGTTCTTCGTCGGCAAATAGGATCGTGATTTTTCGGTATGTTTTCATTTTGTTTTGGTGAAGTCTATTCGCCTCGTTTAGCTCTCGCTCTAGTTGTCTGGCAAACCTCGCTTTGACGTATTCGTCCCTGTTGCCAGTAGCATCATTGTAATATCTAAAAGACTGCGCATCCGTCCTCGGTGTGTCTGATTCTGTGTTCATTGTTCGGTTGGTTGTTTGGTTAATCTAGCCCAAATAAAAAGGACTAGCACAAGGAGGTCGAAATACCTGTGCTAGCCCTTAACTCCAAACCATGATTAATGGAGCAAAATTTACAACGATGAATTCGACCTCTCGTCGCCGCGAATTTACACAGCA